ATGCCGGAGAGCATTAAGCCAGTGGTAATATTTGCACTAGCAACCGGCATGCGCCGCTCAAACGTCCTAGGCCTTGAGTGGCAGCAGGTCGATATGCAGAGAAAGGTTGCATGGGTAAATCAGGAGAAGGCAAAAGCGGGCAAAGCGATTGGCGGAGCTCTGAATGATACCGCATGCAGGGTATTAAGGGATCAGATAGGGAAGCACTCCCGGTGGGTTTTCGTTCACACCGCGGCAAAACATCGCCCGGATAGAACGCTGACGCCCGCGGTTCGAAAAATGCGATTGGATGACAATAACGCCTGGCGCGCCGGGTTGAAAAAAGCGGGGATCGAGGATTTCCGTTTTCACGACCTCCGGCACACCTGGGCGAGCTGGCTGATCCAGTCCGGCGTCCCGCTTTCTGTTTTACAGGAAATGGGAGGATGGGAGAGCATCGAGATGGTACGTCGCTATGCTCACCAGGCACCGAACCACCTGACCGAACACGCACGGAAAATTGACGCCATTTTTGGCACTAGCGACACAAATACGACACAAGGAGGAAATCAGACTGGACTAAAACGTCCGTAAGTGCTTGATTATTAATGGCACGCCCTACAGGATTCGAACCTGTGACCTACGGCTTAGAAGTTCCTAGAACTATACGCTAATTCATATACTTACCGCGTCATTCCTGCGCTCACACGTCCCATGATGCGAAAAGTTAGAAAGAGATGAAAACGGTTAAGAAACTATGATTGTCCCAAAACCGTCTCACCCAGCATCATTACGCAAATTCTTCCAGGATCAGGATGCCATCCGCGCCATCGCCGCCAGTATAAGCCGTGCTGGTAAATCCGAGGTCATACGCGCCACCACCGCCGGAGCCGGGAGCTGCGCCAGCAATACCTGCCTGAGCCCCTGCCCGGCCACCGCCGCCAAAGTACGAGGCCCCACCGTTACCCGTCAGAAGGCTCGTGCCTGTCTGGCCATCTGACCCAGTGCCACCGTTGATCCTGATATCTCCGGCCGCCGCTATACCTCCGGCACCCCCGGCAGTATTCGACACTCCTGACTTAACACCGCCTTTTCCGCCAGGCGCTGAGAAGAGGCTGGCGAACGAGGTTGTGCCGCCATCTGCCCCGCTTACCGCGCCAACTCCACCTTTTCCACCCTTACCGATAGTTATCGCGTAAGAGATGGCGACAGAGAGGTCAACCCATACAACAATAGTTGCCGCTGCGCCGCCGCCGGCGCCGGAAAAGGTTTCGGTGTTGTTAGAGGCCTGGCACCCGCCACCGCCGCCTCCGCCCCCGACTATCGTTATTTTTGCAAAACGGGCCAGCGCTGATCGCGTATAGGTTCCGTTTGCATAGAAAGTTTTTGGCGCGCCAAGTGAACGCCCGACAAAACCAGAGGAATCAGATATTCCGAGGTTATAACGGGCTTCATTTACCGCATTCTGTCCTGCGTCTTTAATTTCTGACAGGTTATTACTGATCTGCAGGAACGATAACAATGAGCCGGCAGTCATTAAATTTGCGACAATGTCATTCGTTGACCATACGCGCGCCGTGGTTCCTTCCTGACCACGAATTACCGTCATCACGTCACCAGATACAGATGTGACGTGCATAATTTCGTTAATTGTTTTCGTGGCGGCATCTATAATGGTTAGTTTGAAATAACTAACCCCTGGTGATGGGGTTGGGAAAAGCACTCCAGACCCTGAACTAACAGTAATAACAGTTGCTGAGGCGCTTACTCCTGATGCCAAAACACTTTTGGCATTATTATTCGCAAGCAATATTAAGCTCATATATATACCTGTTTAATTTTTAATAATTTAAAAACTTATACAAGTCAAACAAGTTCAGATGGAGAATATTTAGAACTTGCCATGATCGCTTTTAATGCTTGGTCAAAAATTCCATCATTAGAGCTTGGGTCATACTGAAATTCAAAATTGTCAACAAAATTAGGCGTTCCATCCTCTATGCACGCAGTAATTGATGCATTTCCAGTTCCTTCTCTGGAAATTGATATAGATGAAATATCAAAGTATATATCCTTTGTGACATCTTCCCTCCCAAGATCAATGCCGTCATCCGTGCGTAGTGAAACAGAGAACGTTTTTGAAATTTTAAAACCCATGATTGCTTTTCCTATACAGTGTAGCGCCAGGTTGAACTGCCAAGAGTTACCGAGCCAGTAATGTTAATTGTGACGATCTCCTGAAAATACAGCTTCAGGTTTAATGGGTATGTCCCGGCAGAGTTAGCGTAAAATACCGTCTGACCGTTCACAGCAACGGTTACTGTTGAGCTGGCACCTACCGTTAACAGTCCATTGTATTTCCCTGGGCGACGGAAATTGTACGGCCAGTTAGAGCCATCAGTGTAAGGCGTAGTAGTTCCCAAATCTGGATGCGGTGCGTCGCGCATTGCAAATGTTGACTGATTGCCATCGGCGTAGCGAATTCTAGCAAAGTTAGTTTGAGAACTTTGGAAATCACCAAGCTGGTACTCCTTGGCAAGATAAATGACATAGTTGAAGTTATTATCATCCCACTTTGTATTTCTTGAGTTAAAGAAGAAGGTGTTTCCAGTAGTCTTAACCTCAACTATGTACGTTTGCGCTTCAGTCGTCCCGGTCCATCCACTGTGAGTGTTCCTGAATTCAATATTATCAAGCGTTAATTTACCAACAAGAACAGATGGATCAACATAAAAAAGAGATTGAGCGGGGTAACCTCCAGCAAAGTAGTTTAGATTATAAAAACAACCTGATTTTATAATAACATCTGATACATCGTTAACCTGTCCAACCCTGCTTCCTCTGTATTGCAAATATGCAATATCATTTACTTGCCTAGTAACACGGCACATATACCAACCATTAATACACCCAATGCTGACAAATGCGTTATAACCAGTGCGGAGAAACTCTCCTGGATAATATGCATCAATAAGTCCAATCCCTACCCTTGAGTTACAGATTTCAAGAGCGTATTGCCCTGGGACTGTCTGCGCATAAGTTGGACCGCCGTTCACTGAGAATATACGCTTAATTGTTATGGCGGGCGTATCCCAAATCCTGACATGTGGCCCCCCCCCAGAACCAATCAGCAGGTTGTCTATAGTAATAGTGCCACAGGTATCAATAATAAGGCCACCTGACAAAGTCAGCGGAGCTACAAAATCCTCGTATGATTTTAATGTAACGTCATACATATACTTCAGAACGGATGGGTTAGTGTTCAGTTGCTCCCATACAGAATTCATGTGCCCGAATCCTGAGCCGGTATTTTGAAGATTAAAGCCTTGCCCGCATTTATTGGTGCGCATTGAAAAATGGGCTACGTTCTGAATTGATGGCAGAGGGGTATTCAGATCTGGCCATATTGCTGATATATCACTAACAGCGTCTTTACCTGTACTATACAGCACACACCCGGGATAGTTATATCCCTTGATGTCAATGTGCGCGTTCATCACCATGGCTTCCAGGCGAATTCCTATGCTACCTGAAGTTGGGGGGGTGGTATAAGTCATCCCACCATTATCAATTTCAACTTCAATGTATGGAGAATTTGCCTGGACAATTAAAATTTCTCCATCACCATCAAAGCAAAGCTTACCCACAAGGCCAAACCTTCCTCCAAGATTACTTACCGGAGAATAATCATCAGACTCTGAAAAAACGCCACAGCGGATATTATGCTTTTGCGAAATTTTAACTGTCCCACCTTCTGGAAACCTGATAATTCTTTGCGGATATCCAGCATCAGATGCTGCCTCTGAGGCGAGAACGCAATTAGCAAAGGCCGTATCTTGCGGTTCGCTTGTTTGATCAGTGGTCTTCATATTCGCCCATTCAGCACGAATATCACCAGTGAACTCTCGTTTCCATCTCCGACCCAATGTATCAACAATCACCGTGCAGTCATTGTCGCTTGTAGTTGTATCGCTTGGATCATATCTGAATATTCCCTGAGCACCATCTCCATCTGTAAAATATCCTTTACAACTGAGATATGAAAGTGCTCCGGAATAGTTTCTGATTTCTGAGTAGATAGCCCTGCCAACATTACCGAAACCAAAGTATTGAGCAAGCGCACTTCTTAATAATGCATCACCATCTACAGACCAAAATCCAACGCCAAGACCGCCAAGGGTATTTATATTACTCCCTGGGGAAACAGTTACAGGATATGTTCCGGTCCAGTAATACAAATATGTTCCGTCACTAACGCGGTCTAATACTGAATGTAACTCACCACCATCTTGAAATGTTATTGTTTGTTTAATGGTACTAGCAAGTGTGGTAGTTGCATCATCAGCAGCGGCCGTGGCCACATTGGCAGATTCGCTTGCCTCAGAAGCTGCTATAACTGCCTGCTGTACACTATCTGCTACTATGTTGATAGTTTCTGCAGTCATCATGTTGGCTACCAAATCATTAGCCAGCCATGCTCTTGGAGTGGTTCCCTCAATACCCCTTTCTATGGTAAAAATATCACCAGATTTTGCGGTAACATTAACTATCTCTACCAATGATCCAGTTGCTGCATCGGTAATGGTAAGCTTAAAATAGCTAATGCCTGATTCTACATCTGGAAATCTAGCACCAGTTCCAGCGCTAACGATCAGCGATGTAGCAGATTCGCTGACAGCAGAAGAAAGCGTGCTTTCTGCGTTGTTTGTAGCCAAAAGGGTTAGTGCCATGTCTCCTCCGGGATATAGGCATAAAAAAACCCGCCGAAGCGGGTTTGATGTTATCAATGTGTTGTTTATGAAATCCCACTGGTGTGGGCTTTGAGTTAATTATCTACAGAAACTGAGACATTTCCGCCGTTATTTTTAATTTCGTATTTGTAGCTAAATTTATTACATGCGAGCGTAAAGCCATTCGATGTAACCATAGGTATGAAAGAGCTAACAGAGTCACATTTGTAAGAGCTTTGCCTAACAAACCCAACAAGTGTATCTATAAATTCGAATGCCTCTGGCGTGTCTTTATATAATATTGCGTTATGCTCAACTGGCGCGGCTCTGTCCTTTGAATCGTACAAGCTAAAATCTTTTTTGCTTTCCTTCGTCTTTTTTGCTGACGGAGTTTTAATCTCAGTAGGTTTTTCTTTAATTTCTGGAGGTGTTTTTACACCTTCATTCTTTAATATATCATTTACGCCATTGGTCTCTGGTATGCCAGTTTCCTTTATGGCACCGTAAATTGCGAACGCAGTATCATACCATTCATCAACACATTTTAGATCACTGCAGCGCTCTCTTGAATCCAAAAGAGCTTTAGTTATCTCAGAAAACGCCTTCCGGTCTTTGGTGTATGCCTTAGCGTTTGCATATAAATATTTTAAGTCATCATCATCATTTGAAAGCTTGGGGTTATCACATATTGTTTTCTCAGCAAAGCTTTTTGCTTTAGAGCAGTCAAATGAAGCTGCAAGGGATGTACCCGTATATAGTGAAACTGACAATAATCCGAGGAAGGCCAATTTTTTCATTTTAATGATAACCATGCTGTGGTGGATGCGATAAATTCTACACCACAGAAATTGCGCTTCAATCAATAATTTCCACCGAAATGGACTGATAGAAAGGCATGTGCAGAAGACCGCTATCCATGGCCTGCTTGAAGAAAATGGCGAACTCGAAATCCTCGGTGATCACAAAGGCTGTGTCCTTCTGGTTGTACCTCCTGGAGTTATAGGCCGATGCGTTGTAGATGGCGCTCCGCGTGAACCTGCGGCGCCCCTTATAGATGGAAATCACGATGCCGCCATCCACAAACTGGATCGAGATACTCCATCGCTGGTCGTTGAGGATGTCTGTGCCATTCACTCCCAACAGGAACCGCAGAATACGCCGCTTTATCCAAGGGATAGAGAAATAGAAGCCGTCACCTTTGTAAAAATTCCAGGTCATGATCCGCTTAAAGAGATCATCGGAGACAACGACCTGGTTTGACTGGTCAATCACCCGGTACTCATTGAATGCCAGCTGGTTAAATTCGAAGGTGTTATATGGGCCTATCTCCTGCTGATCGCTGTTGGAAATCACCGGCGGCAACACGCCATAGATGCCATGGGCAATCCACCTGAGCTGGTCTCCGGTGTTGTAGTCACCGATGAAAATCGGCAGGTTGGCATTAACCATCCAGTCATAAATGCCCTGCGCCATCGAGTTATACGCAGTAAAAAACGCCCGCAGATTGTCATCGTCGTTGTATTGCGTATACATATACGACCGGATGATATCGTCCAGCATGCTACGCCCCTGTTACGATCACGCCATCCGACGCGATATAAAAATAACTGAACTTATCGCCGCTGATGATATTCGTCCCGGCATCCGGTGGCGTTATCACACCATTGATGGTGACCACGACGTTTAGAGTGCTGATCAGCCCCATGTCGATTGTAGAGTTAATCGCCTGCAAGAATGCGTCTTTCAGGTTGTTAACGTTCAGCGGTTTCCCGGCGAATATGCCGTTCACATACTGAATCGTAGGCGCTGAGACCAAAGAGGCGACCGTGGCGTCAGTCAGGTAGTTAACACTTTCGGTCCCCCAATGATACGTCACTGTGACCCGCTGCAGCAATGGTGTCACGAACGGGATCACGTAGTTATCAGGCCAGTCATTCACCGTCACGGTATTGTTTCTTACGTTCGGCGTCACCTCTCCGCCGCCTCCCCACGTCCCGGATGAGGTCGTGTCAATCCCGATGGAAAACGTGTCAGGAGACAGTACCGTCACGGTCAGAGGAACGTCATTAATCCCCGTCATCCCGGTAACGCCAGTGATCCTTACGACCTGTCCGTTGGTATAACCATGAGTCAGGTCTGTACTTACGACGCCAGGATTTGCATTCGTGATCCCCGTTACGTTCAGTGAACACCCTTTCAGCCGGCTGATATCTCCTGCAGACTTATAGAGCGCGCCAGCAATATCGTAAATATCACCGCCGGCGCACATGACTATCCATTTATCCCCGTCCTGAATGACAGAAACCAGACGCGCCTGCACGTTATCAAGGCTGGTGAGGTATTGTCGGATAAATCCAGGATATCCTTGGACCGTGGCCATTTGCGCCTGCCACACACGATCACGAAACTGATAATTAGTTTCCGGGTCAGCGCCCGGGATGCCAGCGATCGGGTTTGTGCAGGTGATGGTGATACCAGAAGGAAGGCTAGTGATTATCTGGTTAACTGTATTCACCGGCACCGCCCAGGTACCGGTCTCCGTTCCCTCGCATGACACGCTGGCCGACACTCCAGACGACGAGATAATCGTCGCATCACTGACTGAATAGGTATAGGTCCCATCAGAGACAATAAATCCCTGCGGGATAACAAACCCCGCAGGGCCGGAGAACTGGACCGGCACTGTTGTCGTTCCAGCCGTTTTCTTCCCCGGGATGCCAGCCTGCTGCGCGAGAAGCTCCAGCATGGCAAGGTTAGCCTTTAGCGGCCCCACGGAGTTAATCAGGTCAACTCTTGCCTGATCACAGACGATGAGCGCTCCTACATCGGTACTGGCCACGTCCTCAATCAGAGATCCCGGTAATTCAGTTGTGAGGCCCGGAGATAACGCAATAGCCTGGGAAACGAGCTGAGCTCGTAACTCTTCCGCCGTCAGAGGAACCGGGCCCGCTGACGTATAGCTGACTGGTAAATCGCTCATACGGCCACCTGTGTAATTATTTTTGAACCTGCGTTTGTGATTGCCGAGATGTTATAAACAGGCGGGTCGTCGCTGATCAGCGCAATCTGCAGCGAGGAAAAATACTGGCTGAACTGTTTCTGAATACGGTTTACGTAATACGTCGGCAGGATTTGCTGGATCACCGATCCGGCGGCCGGGATTCCGTTGTTCGCATAAAAGGGCGACTCCTGCGGCGCCAGTTTCAGATTCTGGATCAGAGTGGTCAAATACACCGAGTCATTAAACCCATTTTCATCGGTTTCCACCAGGACCCACTTCCCCTCAGAGTTTCGGCCATAGGTTCTCACTCAGTGATACTCCCGTTAAACGTTGAAGTCGGCCCCCCGGTATTATTCCCACCGTTGCCGTTAAAATGGTCGTGGCTGTTTAACCAGTCTTTAAGCGATTGCCAACCGGCGTACATGATTGCCGGGCTGGTACTGGCCACTGAATCCTGCAGGTGCCCTGCCTCTCCTGAAAGGCTCCATTTGCTACCAGTCAGTGAGAAAACTGTCCCGCCAACGGTTACCGTGAAGCTGTCAGGTGTGAAAATAGCGATACTGTCAGGCTTCAGGAGAAACGTCGTGTTGCTGCCGCTGTCGCGCAGCGTTACGCCCTCCGGGCCGTATACCGTCACCACCTGTCCGTCGACGTCCTGCCACTCAGTATTGCTGATCGGTAGATAAACCAGTGCGCTGAGATTTGTCGGCTGGGTCAGATCGGCAACACCACCACCCAGGCCACTCATTCCGCCGATATAGGCATCGGCCGGAATAACAATTCCTCGATCGCCTGGTTGCATTGGATAGCGAACGTACTGAGGCCCAAAGAGAGGAATGGTTACCTGGGGCAAGGTGAATGGGATATTCGTCAGGCTGAACGAGACAGTGATCATTTTCCCTGATTGCCTGACGACCGTTGCAGGCAATACCTTCCCGACCAGCTCCATCGCTTCGGCAATTTTCACCTCAGCAAAATTGTTCATGCTCTTGGCGAAGTTTAGCCGTTGGCTAATAGTCACGATCAGGCCTCCTGCGTAACATACGCCTCATAGATGGTTACCCAACTCGCAGCGTCTGGCTGTCTGCTGTTCCCGACACATCTGCAGGTCTGCACAGCGAATACGCCGGAAAAGGCGCTTTTACTGCGATACTGAGAGTACGATGAGGCCTGCGTTACCGCCATTGCCCCCACGGGCATTCTCACGTAATCACCTACCTGGATATCAGCTCTCATCACGCAGGTGATCATCACCCGGTTATACTCAATCCATACCGGCTGACCAACGAGGTCGGTAAACTCGAGCTGAATGGGCGTTTTCTTTTTCTCAGTGGCTGCGCTGTCCCATACTCTGATCTCCTTGCCCGGGAACATGGCCATTTCCACGCCGAGATAATTCTCATCACGGATAATGCTACGGCTCAGATTCTTCAGGTTCGACGCAAGCTGCTGCATGGTTGAACAGTAGATCGGGGAATCGTAATTCAGGACCAGCAAATCACTGATGTTGATATTTATTTTGTAACCAGGAAAAGCGCGTTGAAGCGCAAAAAATAGCGCCACGGACAGCTTTTGACCCTTACTCCACGGCATTGTAATATTCACCGGCTTGTCAACTGAGCCAGCGGCGGCCGTGATAATCATGTCCAGCGACAGGTCGATTCCCTGCCAGTTGCCGAATGGCTGCTGAATGATGCCTTCCAGGATCATCCCGCTTTGTGAAGCCTTCGCCAATGGCAGGCCTTTTGACATTCCGACAAATCCTTTGATCGTCATGCCGAACATGTTTTGCTCTGCCTGCTGCATTTCTTTAATGCTGACGCCATACACCCTTACGAGGCTTGACCCTATCGGTGTAGACATTCCATAGCGCTGAATGTCGAACTCTACCATCAGGCAGCCAGGGTTATAGTTTCCATAGGCATCAAGGCTTTTGTACTGGCGGTAGAGAGCCCCGTTTTTGTCAAAAATCTGGAAATCGTAATACCTCATCAGTTGGTCACCTCAATTACGCCGTTCTGCTCCCGCCAGATCATGGTTGTTCGGGAGAAAACGCCCGCTATCAGGTTTATTCCGGTCCCATTGGTAGATCCCACCGCGGGGGTGTTCAGCATGGTATTTCCGGAGTTGTCAGTGATTAGGATGTACCACCGTTGCGCGGCGATGTTCCATTTCACCTGGCAGTTATAAACCGTACCATCCAGCGTTGGAGTAAACGCTACGCTGTCTCTCTCGTTGCCGGTGAACGTGTAGGTTTCCGTCGTCATAGGCCAAACTCCCCGCTCAGCTTACCGATGAGGCCTACTATATCGTTGGCTGCCCCTGACACGGTGCCGCCGAGAGAGGTATTACCAAGGGCCGCGACAGTGTTTGTCCATGACGCATCCGTTTGCCGTGTTCCACCATCAATTTTGTTCAGGAAGCTATTAACTGCCTGCTCGGCCCCTGTTTCAGAAACCAGCGGCTGCTCAAAATCCCATAACCAGGATCGCTGAGGCACAGCCTCATTAAAACTGGTCATGTCTTTAACCGTACGCAATATACAGCCGCTATAAAACAGCGCTGGCGTAGCGACGATGTAGGTGCCGCCAAGGTTTGCATGCGCCTGCAGAACGGCCTGCAATGCACTAAGCGTGACGAATTTCGTCATCGCCCCGGTGTTTTCATTTACCGGAGCATCCATCATCAACGCAATGCGCAAGGGCTGAGCAAGAAGCGCGTTAGCTGCAACGGTTTGGTTAGCAAACGGGTATTTTGCGATGTCGTAATCGACCATCGTCCCACCCTGAACCGGCTTCCAGTGGCAAAAATATTTATCGAGGTCAGTAAGGTTGAATGCTCCGCCCAAAAGCCCTGTGACAAAGCTCGCGCTCTGCGTCAAAGCTACAATGGGCAGCATTCCGCCGGGGATGCTCTGCGCAATCCCGTTGCACAGAATCACCGGCGAGACTTCAAAACCCAACTTATACAGTTCGCGAGTGAATCCCATATCTATCGCACTCCGCTAAGAAGGGCGCCGGAGACAATGGCGTTCCCACCCGTGTTGTTGTAAACGACGATCTCCCGGCCACCATTGCCTTGTTTGTCGACGATCTGCTGCAGGAGTTGGTTAGTTTTCGAGGTGTTTTTGGCAACCTCTGAACTATCGACGCCTGAAGCATCATTGCTCTTCGGCGCTCCATACATCGCAGCATACTTTTCCCTGATCCTGCCGGGGTAAGCTCTGTTTTCTGCACTACCGCGGCGGCTTCCGCCGTTGTAATAACGCAGCGCCTCGTCGAGATCACCATTCGCGCTCTGCATCGCCCAGGAGAAAACGCGGGCGCCGGCCATGATGTTGTCCTTCGGGTCGAAAGGGTTTTCCCCCGGCAGGAAATTGCCAGGCATCACCTGCATCAACCCTTTAGCGCCCGCTTTACTGACGGCATTCTGATCCCAAGAGGATTCCCCAGCGGTAATGGCTTTAAGCCAGCGAGGGTCGACGTTGTATTTATTTGCAGCATCAAGGAAATACTGGTCATATTCCTTCGGTGCTGTTCCGCTCCAGCTGTAAAGGTGACGAGTTAACCACTTCGAAAACGCTGGCGTGTTCGGGTCGCTGAGACCGCCTTTTACGAAGTGACTGCCGCTGGCATCGGTCTGGACATCATTGTTCAGGAATGAGGACCCGGACTTAATGTCGTCCATCGCCGACGACCCGCCGTCGAGCCAGCCGAGAACTTTCATGATGACGCGCCCCAGCCGCTCAACGCCCGACATAAACGACTCAACGTCGCTCTTGAACGTCGGCGAAGCCAGGTAGTTGCCGAACCGCTCAATGCCGCCGGCCAGCGCATCAATCCACTTGCCGAGCTCTGGTGATTTCAGGACAGTGTCGATCGCGCCTGACAGCGCATCAGACAGCTTGCTCAGCTGCGGAGTGAGCGGCCCCAGACCGCGCACAAACGTATTTCTGATGCTCTGGCTGCTGTAGTCGAGCTGGACGTTAAAATCCTGCCACTGCCGCGCCTGCTGATCGGTGATTTGCAACATGCGCGTATCCTGCTGCGCGCGCTTCTCCATGGCGGTGATCTCCTCATCGCTCATGTTTTTGAAGCGGTTCAGGTCGTCCAGCGTAAAGAAGTTTGTCAGGCCATGCGCCTGCGCGCCCTGCAGCGTGCTGCCATTCTGCACGAAGATATCGCGCGCGTTGCGGATCATCTGCGGGAGCAGTTTGGCCGGGTCCTGGTCGGGATTGTTAATCCCCATCGCCTGAAACGTCCAGCGCTTCGACAGGTCCATTTGAGAATCACGGATGGCGCCCAGCGTCCCCGCGGGATTACCCAATGCTTTCTGGTAGTTGATAGCGGTGGAATCAAGCGCGCCGATGCTCGTCCCGAGCCCAAGAGAGGTAAACCTCTGGGCGCCAGTGGTGGCCGCCAGCCGGTTGATGCCAAACAGGCCGCCAACGCCCAGGACGCCGGTAAATATGCCGACAATGCCACCCCAGGACAGAAGGCTGGCCGTCGCTTCCTTGATGTGCCCTGCCAGCGATTTTGCGTCTTTCGTCGCGTCGCTGAGAAAGCCCTTCGCGGAACGGGAGCTTTTGTTGAATTCGTCCTGTTTTTTCTTCGAGTCTTCCAGGTTGGTATTGAGCCGATCGATACCGCTGTTGATGGTCAGAATAGCCTCGGCCACGGCATTAAACTCCGCGCCCAACTCCTTCGCCTCACCTTTGGCCTTTTCGGTCTGCTTGCTGCTTTCGCCAATACCAACGGCAGCTACCCGCCAGGCTTCCGGTAAATCATCCAGTGCGCTCTGGTACTCGCGAAACCTTTCCATAAACGCGACAAACTTGTCGTCATTTACGTCAATGTCGACGATCGACTTAGCTACCATTGAAAAAACCTCTTTCTTTGAGCGCGGCGAGGAGATAGCGCTGCCGGTACTGCGCCGGGCTGGCATACTCCTCGCCGGTGATCTCCCTTATCACCTGCCAGAATCCCTCATTAGACGCCCAGTCTAAGAGGGTATGAATGACGTTTCCGGCGGGGCATTCTGGGTCGGGGTATCGGTATCCGGATTCGACGTCTGCAACGAATCGCGGTACGCCGTACCGCTCGATGAGGTTAGTTGCCCATCGTACATTTTGATTACCGTCCCCACGGTCGGCGCGATCAGGTTTGCCTTCTGAATAGCAGAGGAAACCATAAAAAAAACCACTTCGCCTTCGACCTCGCGATACTCATCAGGGTCGATAACCCCCTGTTTGAATGCCACCTCAAGGGGAGTGGTTTTCCACTGGCCGCCGACGTTATGGATAACGACCGTCAGTCGCTGAATTTCATCAACAATGTTCGGACCAGTCCGACCGTTATCGATTTCCACTTTCAGACTCTGACGCAGCATCATCGCGGCGACTCGCGCGGCGCCAAGTCCGCCAACCTGCGAGATGAATTTGGTGAACAGGTTACCCAGCAGAATGCAGTGCTCTTCCACCACCTCATAAGGGAACGGTGTCACGTGCAGGTATACGATCGAGCCATCTTCACGGGTAATGTTGGTGACCAGATTCAGTTTCTTGTCGATTTTCATGCATTACACCCACATGTTGTCGTTGGTGACCATATATCCGCTAATGGTTACCACAAAAGACGGGTCCATCCCGCTGAAAGCCAGCTCGTTGAAGTTGACCAGGTAGCAGTTGAGCAGCGTAATATTGCCGAACGTCGTTGCGTCCGGTGTCACTACAAGCTCACCCAGCGACGTGTCGGTTAAAAAGCGCTGCCGGTAGCTTTCGCCCAGCCCCTGAGTTTTCAGGAGATGCACGGTCAGCGTTACCTGCTGATACGGCGCCTGGCTGCCGACGGTGCCGGTCATCGTAGGGATGATATCGGTCGCCGGGCCGTCCGGACGCAGGCTAATTCCGTCCTTTGCCAGGTACGACGCCGAAACGTTCAGCGCCGGGGTGTCTGTGACGGAAAGAGCCCCGCGTACGCGGTTAAGAAAGCCCTGCTGTACTAATGGGTTCGCCATTTTTTACGCCCCTACAAAGTTCGTTACGTTCACGTTAAACGTGATGGATTCGAAGCCGCGGCGCGGCGTCATGACGGCGCTCAGCCCGTTATATTTGCCTTCCTGATAATCGGAGGGGTTCAGGCTGTTGTAGTTACTGAACGGCACGGCGTTGATCACTGCGTTGCCGGCGTAAGTGCCTTTGTCATACTCGGTGTTGAAATCTTCCTGCGTCAGTTGCGTGTCAATGACGCGACCGAGGATCAGCCCGTAGCTGATGCCATTACGCAAGGTTTTCAGAGCGCGGCGCTGCAGGCGGTCAATGCCCTTTTGCTCGTAGTACAGCGGGTTAACGGTCGTGTTGGAGCCGTTGATAATTTCATTCGCCAGATCGAGCTCAAGGTTGATCGCCGTCCACGCCACCGAATACCAGTAGTTGAACGGGTTACCGTCGAGCATGCGTCCAGTGAACAGCGCTTTGTTGCTGAGGCCACCCTCGGCGCCGGTGCCGATGTAGTTGATGTTGTTGTCCTGCAGCGATTTCAGCAGTGCGCTGTTGCCTTCCAGCGGGTACTCAGTCAGGCCGTACATAAAGCGGTACGACATTGGGGGCACCATGTTGCTCGACCCCGGGTCGTTTGCCAGGGATGACTGGAACGGTCCGCCCATGGAAAACTCGCTCGCCGGAATATCCGGAGCCTCGACGCCGGCAAAGACAGTTTTGTTTTTCGTCGCGACCCAATCCTGATAGGTCGCGATCGTCGAGGTGACAAAGAAGTAAACCAGGCTGCCCGGCGAGGTATAGAGACCGGTCAGGGTTTTAAACTCATCAACCGAATCCCATTCGCGCGGCACCAGATAGGAGAAAAATTTCTGGTAGGTGTTCCCCAGGGAGACGTCTTCCGCGATGAAGTCTGTCAGCGCTTCGACAGCTGCAGTCATGGACACATCACCCAGCTCAAGCACATAAACAGCCCGAGTTTTACCCTGGGCCCAGAATGAGGTGTTCATCTGGGAGATTTCGGTCTGAACTACCGTTTTTACCGTACCCATTGCCGTTGCGGTGCCGGGGTTGGTCGTCAGCGGATAGGTGAAGGTGTTGGCACCTGTCACCGTAGCGGTATAGGCGCCATTGTATCCCGCCGGAGTCGCGCCAGAGATGATCACCGGGACCTGTGAGCCGTTCGTCCATCCGTGAGCGGCGGCCAGCGTGACGGTTACCACGCCAGTAGCCCAGGCGAGCGTTGAGATGACCTTCGCCGGTGCGAGAATGTCGGCCAGGTCGGTTTCACTGGTCAGCAGCTGATATTCACCGGCATTCAGCGTCGTGCCGCCCATGGAAATCATCGCCCCGGACTTTAACAACTGCGAGGGCTTCGGCGGATTCGTCACCGACACGTTAATATTAACAATTGCCATTTACTTATTTCTCCGGGTCAATGGACGGAATTGCAGACGTGATCAGCTGGCGCGCTAAGTTACGCATCCGTTGCTGGTAGTAATTAATTTTGAATTTGATGGTCTTACGCATGGCGATGATGTTGAGCTCGTTCTGAGTGACTCGCTCATCCTGCACGACGGGAATATTCATGATCCCCATCTCCGGGGCATCACCGGTCGTGTAGTCCTGCACATACCGCACAAAGTCTTCAATGCTGGCGTTACGCAGGCCGGTGACCGAAAGCGTCACATCTTCCGATACCAGCTGATACTGGTTTTGCTTCTCGTCCAGATAGAACGCGCCGGCGATCGGTGATGTGTTACTGCATTTCACCGTTGCATAGGGCGGCGAAAGGTTCTGCGTTGAGAGCATCGCCGGGAACATCGGCATGTACTGATTCAGGGCCAGCCAGATCGGCAGCGAGCTCGACACCACCACGTCAGAGAGGTCTATGTCATCAGCAGAGTTGATGATCTGCGACCGCATGTGCGGGAAAATAGCCTCTCCGGTGTAGTGGTACAGGTTCGCCGGCTCATTCAGCCCGGTACGCCGGGAAAACGAGAACTGCACACCAAAGAACTCGCCGATGTACAGCACCTCTGACCCGATGTCGTTAAACGGGTCGATGTCCGCCTGCGCGGTGAACGTCACCACGTTGCGATCGTACAGCTGCTCGTCGTCCTGAATGGTTTCGGTCGTCAGGTGCAGGTAGCCCTTCACAGCCACCGTGTCAGGCTCATTGCTAGGATCGTCAGACAGAACCGAGGCTTTCACCCAGAACACGAAGCCATCAAGCGGAAGCACCTTTCTGATGTACTTCGTGAACGTCACCACCTGGAACCGGCTCAGATCATCCAGACCCTGTGTCAGGGTGGCGTTAAGCTCGGTTTTAGCGTTCTGTAACTCACTCAGGGAAGGCATTCAGCACCCCGCTTACCCAGGCTCTCATAGCTGCCTGATAGGTACCTGTATCAATGAACGAAGGGCGCGGCGGCCCCTTTTTGCCTTTAAAGCGTTTCGATATACCCTCAAGTGCGCGGCGCGTTGGAACACCAGGGAGGCCGTTCATCTCGGTGTTATCGAGGAAGCCGACAAAGAGATCGTGCACTTTGGACATTGACTCAGCGAGCGGGTCTTTTGCCGGCGGCGCGCCAGCGAACATGTTTTCAAGCGATGCGGCGAGGTCTTTGCTCATCAGGTCAGCAATGTCATTCCCGTAGCGGTCAAAGAACGTCTGCATGATCTGGTACTTTTCCTCCAGATACTCGGCGACGTCCCCGGTCGTGGTGTCTTCGTCCTCGTAGGGGATGTCGATAACGCCCAGATGAAAGGTGATCATGACAGGCCCCACAAGCTCCCGAACTGCTGAGCGATCATCAGGTAGCGACGACCCCACGGATCCTGTAGCATCTGCAGATCTGCCAGCGACAGGTCTTTGAAGAAATCAGGGACCAGGCGCTGTGCGCTGGTAGAGTTATCCCCGGCTCCGGTGATAACCCCGGCCTTGAAGTCATTCAGCCCGTACTGGCTACGGAAATTGGCGAACACAGCCTCTGTCCCGTAATTGATGAGAAACGACGCCCCAAGGTTATAAACCGCGATGCTGTACATGTTCGGCATAACGCACGCGATGTCCGGGTTTACCCATTCAACGGCGCCGCCATAGGCGAGAGAAAAAGACGGCGAGTCGTCGGGAACCTGGTCGGGGGTGATGCCCATATCAGATCGAACGAATTCGATGAATCCCGACAGACTGGTGGTCATTTTTTCTTGCTCCCGGCTTTCGGCGTGACAATTTCTTCTTTGATGGTCGGTTCGTCGGAATGGTCATCGCGGCCTTTTGCCTGCTCTGCACTGAATTCCATATCACCTTCGTAACCGATACCGCTTTCGCGCAGTGTTTTATCCAGCGCGGCGACGGATGCCTGCCGGCGGTTATGAGCACCGCGGGTCAGATGGCCATCGTTATCGCGAATGGTTTTCTCAATAACGCTGGCCGAAACGGGTTTGTTGATGCTGTAGCACAGGCCGACAAATGCCTGACTCTGGTCGATTTTGGTTGAGTCGACCAGGCCGTAAACCTGATGATGCTGAATAACCGCTTCGACTTCTTCGGTCGAGCCATCCAGGACCACCATCTGCGAACCGTGCTCAATGGGGATCTGCCGGAGGCGCCCGGTTTCCAGTTGGCGGAAAGTGAAGATGTGGCGCTGTTTGGTAGTGTTGGCGATGTACAGTTTCATTTTTTACCCTCGTAAAAAAGCCTCTGCACGGCGAACCATGCAGAGGCCTAAGCACTTCTCAATTTCGCGTTTTAGGAGCTGTATGCCATCGACAGGATGGTGATAGCTTCCGGACGGACCGCCCAGCCAGACGTAGAACGCATTTCAGACAGCACGTCGATAGCGCCCCCGGGGATTGGCGTTGGGATTTCCATCGGTGCTGCCATGTCGGTGAACATCAGGGCGTTCGCCGCCAGAGACGGGCTCAGTCTGGCGAATTCGTTGGTGTTCACGGTGGAGTTGACCATCGGAACTTCCACTTCCGGGATGGTGATAACCACCGCGTCAGTACCGCCGGCACCGGCACCGATCAGCGTGTCGTCGTATACCCAGTCAACCTGGACATTCGCTCCTTTCAGAACCTCTTTCACCGTTCCGCCGACGGTATCAGTACCACCACCCGGACGCTGGTAAGAGGTCAGCTGAACGATCTGCTGAATCTCCATTGCGCCCAGCACGCGCTGCGGCCCGAGGATAACGACGCGCTGCTGGCGACCCAACTGCATGGTGCGGGTCAGCGCGGCCTGCACATGCCCCAGAAGATAGACCGCCATCTGTCCGTGGTCATAGGTCAGCACAGTGGTATTGCTGTTGCTGTCCGGCGGCAGGGTTTCGGTGGTCGCGCCTGCGGTGTTCAGCAGACCTTCTCCGCCCGCCGGGTTCATGCCGTACAGCAGCGCAGAGCGCAACTGCTGGAAGATACCCTGACGCATGCCGAGACGCTGAGCTTCTGGCAGTGCCACGTTCCAGTTACCGGCCGCCGCGGTGTCGTGGTGATCGTAGATACCACGGCAGCGGAACAGATAGGTTGGGGTGGAGATCATGCGCGCATCAAGCGCCACGCTCGGCAGCTGGTTGGCGTTGCCGGACTGGCTGGAGGTTACCTGGGTACGGATATCCAGGCGGCGCATATAAACGTACTGGTCGCCTACGCCAAGGCGGACCTGCGGGTTACCGCTGGCGATGGCTTCGAACGCACCGGACGCCTGCTGATAACCAATGATCAACTCCGGCGCGATAAACGACGGGTTGACGATGGTGTAGCTGGGGGTAATTGCAGCCATTTAAAGCTCCCGATTAAAGTAAGACCAGCGCGCAGCTGTCGGTATTGTTCCAGGTAAGGAAGCCCGTAGCGCTGTCATAGCTGACAGTTTTAGAGTTCCCGCTCTCGATGGAGATGACTTTCACTGGCAGGGTGATGTCTGCCTGAGCCACAGCACCGATAGTGCCCTGCGTGGTCGCTGAGCCGCCCGGCGCGCTGGCAGGCGCATAGGTGAAGGTTGTCGCACTCGGCACGGTCAGCACAACGACGGTGCCGTTATAGGCCGCCGGAGCTACGCCGCTGATCTTCACGTACTGGCCAGCAGTCAGACCATGCGCGGAGGCTGTGGTGGCTGTGGCCACTCCGTTCGAGTAGGTCACGGCAGTGGTGTCAATGTCAGCACCGGCAAAAGCCGCCGCGGCTGCGGTGGTCACCTGGTTATTGACGAAGTCCCACGCAAGCGGCGTTTTCACCGATGCGCCAGCGGTTCCCAGCGCGACCACCTGCGCTGAAGCTTTCAGCGGAACGCGCATGTTGGAGCCGAGGCGATAGAATGAAACGCTCATGCCGGACGCATACAGTGGTACCGGTGATTGCGGAGTGGTAAGGCCGTTGTGGGCCTGGTTGAAGACGGTGAAGCCTTCGAGCTCAGCCAGTGACACAGCGCGACGAATAGTCGACCCGCGAGGGCTGGAGTTCACGCCGGGCAGCAACTCGGCAACCGGCAGACCGCCCCACAGCGGTTTAGTTTCGGTGGCGGCGACGGTGCCGGACGCCAGGTTAAAGCGGTTTGCCGGATCATCCAGAGCAACGCCCTGAATGAAGCCATCAGACTGCACACCGAAGGAACCAGCGGCATTCGTGGTCGCCATCGGGTTAAGAGATAAATTAGCCATGCTTCAGAGCTCCCGTTAAGCCTGGTTGTTAAAACTGGTGACCTGACGCTTGCCAGACTGGAACGGCGCCCAGGTGACGGCGGGATCGCCTTCAAAGGTGCTGATCTCGCGACCAGTAGCATCCTTGCGCTTAATCTCGCGCAACATGCCCGGGCCAACTGACAGGCTGGCCGCCTTCTGCGCATCAGCGTAGATATGCTTTTCGGCAGTGCTCAGCAGTTGAGAATCAGCGATGGCAGAGAGATCGACGGCTTTATAGTCCGGCGAATGTTCCTGCAGTTGAATCATCAGCCGGCGGCGATACGCCATCGGCTTTTCACCGGACAGCGGGATCGGGGCGCGCTTGCCAAAACTGGAGAAGACGCTATCGGCTTTCACCTGCGCTTCAGCAACTTCGTTGCGCTCATCGTCGCTCAGTTCGGTAGGAATGCGGGAGCGAAGCTCAGCAATTTCCTGGCGGATTTGAGAGTCGGCTTTTTCTTTTGCCATTTTCTCAGCCTCTTCGGCATCTGCCTTTTCTTTGGCGTCAGCATCAGCTTTTTCCTTCGCGGCTTTTTCTTCCGCGTCGGCTTTGGCTTTCGCCTCTTCCGCTTCTTTTTCTTCTGCGTCCGCCTTTTCTTTCTTGGCAGCCTCGTCGGCGTCAGCCTTGGCTTTCGCTTCCTTCTCTTCGTCGGCCTTAGCCAAACGCGCATCGATCGCCTTATTAATCAGCGCTACGATTTTTTCCTCGTCCATCTTTTCAGCCTCTTCAGGAATGGAATCAGATTTAACACCGGTAGGGGCAAGGAGCTTGTCCCACACGCCCTGTTCACAAATTGCAACGTGGTCGAGCAGCTCGGGGGATGGCTCCACCAGTAGAGGCTGACCGTCGACAATGATTGATTGAGCAACCTCGGAGAACTTCACAGTTGGCGAGGTGCTTAATTGCCTTGTTGCCATAATTTCAGCAGCTTCGGCGTCGTACACACGCGCAACGGCCCACACTTCGCCCTTATCAGCAACCCAGGCATTTGTCAGGGTGCCAATAACGCGCTTTGAGAACTCGTCGCTATCAAGTGTTCTTTTTTCGGGGTGAAGCCAGATAAGTGGTACGCCAGCTACCCGCTGGAGAAATTCAGGGGTGAGATAGTCGTCCGGGTTACGGAACGTCATCTCCTGATCTGCAGATCGCCAGGTAACCCCTGTTCCGGTCACCCGGATGGCGAACATCCACATGTTGTAAAAATATTGCGGGCTGCTGAGCGTTCCGTCAGCGATGAGCGCGGCCACGTCGGTTTCGTTGAGCGCCTGCTGCGCCAGCATTTCAGCGAATGGCTGATGAAGCGGCTTTGGCAGATCGTCAATATGGAACCATCCGGATGCCAGCGATTCGTCGTTTATCTTCGCTTCGAACTGCTCCGGCACGTCGGCGCGGTAGGTCAGGTAGTCACCATATACGCTGTGCGGCGTCAGCGGACCATCGTACTGATAGCCTGTTTCCTCCAGCACCTCGCGCCGTGCGGCGTCTATGGCTAGCTCTCCCGGCTCTATCGTCCCGCCCGGCTGGCACCATGTGCCATCATCCGAGCGCTGGATCAGGAAGACGAACTTCCCCTGACGGAACATTATCCCGCTGCCAAAAATAGCCACGTTTTAATGCTCCTATGCTGCCTTCTTCATCGACTCCATGAACTTCTGGCCCTTCTGGGTCAGCATGTATTCAGGAATGCTTCGGAGGTTGTAGATGTAGGTCACGTAGCACTGACAAAAAACCTCTTCGCCAGGCTGCGTGATTTCGTCGAGGTAACCGGCTGGACCGGCTTTAACGTACCCGTTCTTTTGCGCCCAGTTCCCGCGTATCAGGTAATACAGTTGATCGCGTTCCTTGTGGTCCTCTCGGTAGTCATAACCTGGCCGCCTCCAGTGGCTGTGCCATATCGCTGCAATTGCGTTGTTGCTCGTTGCGATCACGTTGTCGATATTGGCTATCAGCTTATGGTTCTGGTCGATCATCACCCGACGCGCTTCATAGTCCACCTTCTCGGCAGCCTTCTGAATGTGGTCAGCCGTTTCCCGCATCGTTCCCTGTATGCCAGTCAGCGCGATGCTGTCGGCAGAAGGGATACTGCTTGCCCAGCCGCTAAACCGCGACAACGTGGTGTCGATAGCTTTTTTGCGGTTCAGCTTTATAAGGTCAGCGCTGGCCATGATGCGGCGATCAAGCTCGCTGCGTAACTTCGGCTCCATGTAGTTCAGCGTGAAGCGTGAAAGCCCCTTATGGCGCTCCAGCACGCCAGCCTTGCTCACCTGCAGGTCATAGGACTTACGCAATCGATCCGACACCATGCTCATGTAGTCGTCATCAGTTTCGCTTTCGGCCGCCTGCCGGATAATGGCCTGCCATTGCTCCAACTCCTGACGCGAGGTGTAGCCATTGCGCAGAAAAAACTTCACCGCCTCGCGTACGGTACGCGTGAAAGTCTTCATAGCATCATCCCGCCGCCGGGATCATCACCCTGCGGCTGCTGAGGTCGGTTAGCCTTTAACGACTCGATATCAAGATCAAGCCGTTGAGGGAAAAGGCTTTCGTTGGCGTTCGCGTTGACCTGCGCCCACTCGATAAGCAGAGCACGGTTCTCATCATCCGTGTTGACCTGAGGAAACAGCACTTCCAGCATGCTGACGATCGCCTTAAAGCGGATTTCGTCGACCTTCACTTTTTCGCTTTCCGGCTCTTTCAGGGATGACGGCCAGCGATATTCGAAGTTGTTAATCCACGAGGAGAAGTACAGGCTGTACGTGTTTTTCAGATCCGGGAACTCGGTACGCAGTGACTGGAAGAACTCAATGCTCCAGGCGCGGTACTGGCAAATGCGGATGAAATAGTCATACAGCGGCTCAAGCCACTCGCGGATGTTGTCGATGTAGACGGCAACCGATCGAGCGTCTTCCGTCCCCTCACCGAAGCCCTGAGCGAACGTTTCCGAGTTCAGGATGATAGCTGGCATGTCACCGGCCGCCGCTATGTTCTCAAGGATGTGATTGCGTGCAGAGTCAAGAGGCTTTTCCAGATTACTAAGGTCGATCGAGCTGATATCGTCCTGCGGACCAATCTGAAGAACCTCGCCCGTTTTCCCTCTTTTCAGCATCATCCGTTTGATGCCGCCAAGGGCCTGCATAACCTTGTTTACTACCGCACCGGCCCCGGCAATTTTGGTTATCAGCAGACCACCTTTCACCGCAACCATATCGTCTGTGCGCATGGTCTGGATGAAAGATTTCAGCGGAAACAGTGCGCGCTGGTATACGCTGCGACCGGTAAAGCCAAAGGCCGCAGAGTTATAGGCAAGATAAATCGGGTCCTCGTTCTGCTGCACGACACAGCGGGATTTGTGATACGGCTTGCCGGCCACCCTGATCCCGTCGACCTTCTGGAAGTCCTGCGCGTTAGGGTCCTGGTTCAGAACGATGCTCCCCGCGGTGTTCAGCGGGTCGAGAATGTTGAATGTCACGTTGTGTTTATACAGCGTGCGGTAGTCCAACGCCGAGGACGGCTCCTGGTTATCAACCAGCATTGCGATCGCCGAAACACCATAAATGCGAGAGATGCGCGCCGCATTCGCGATGTGCTTATCGGAACCCAGCGCTTTCCATTCCCGCTCAAAGGCATCACGGAGGCGCTGTTCAATGCCATACGCCTGCGAAATGTGAACGGTGCGCGGCTCGTTCATCGCCATCTTGATCGGGCGATCCACCATTTTCCCGCCCAGCGGGTGGAAGAGGTAAATCGTTTTGCAGGTCTGATAGCCAGCCGACATACCCGGCTGAATGTCATCGCTGTCCAGGAGCGTGATCAGCTCCGGCGAGCAACTGCCGATTGCGATATCATCTTCGTTCATTAGTCTTCTCGCTAGAGTGCGTCGCCGCTACCGAACGCGATGATCAGCCCGTAGGTGTAATCATCCAGCAAATCGTCGGCGCGCTTGTGCGCGTTCTTATCGGCAAGGTGGAATCGTGAAACCTGCTTATGCAGATGGTTTGCTGTTTCGCCCTTGAAGACGGCTGTCTTCTCGTAGGCGTATCGGGATATTTTAGCCAGCCCGCGGTAGTGATAACCGGATGCCATAATGGCGCGCTCGTCCTTCCCTTTGCTGGTCAGGGTGGATTCAATTTTGTTGACCGGCCATCCCAGGCTCTCGCCTTTCTGCAGGAGGATGCTGCCCATGCTGGCGTCTTCAATGAACACGCCGAGACTGCCGTTTACAGCGACGCACTGGCCGGATAGCTCATTCAGCCGGGTGAAAACTGACGGAATCCACTCTTCCAGCAGCGCGCCATCGATCTGCACTACATCCCAGTCGAGAATGGTCAGGCGCTGAAGGCCGGGGCGGGTGTCGACAGCGTAGTAAACCACCGCCGTGCCGTCGTGCTCAGTGCCGCCCTTAACGGCGGTATCCATGACAGCAAAAACTGCCTGACACATCTCAGGGTAATCGACAGGCTGATCCTGGTTTTCACCCTCGAACCATTTGCGGACGTCGAACAGCGACGCAGCGGACCAGTCGACGAACTCGGCCATGAACTCCTGCTGGAAAACGCGAGGGTCGTTGTTTTGTCGCTCTTTCTCCAGCTCCTCGGGGGGAACGAAGGGGTTAGATGATGTCGGCGCGTGATGCTCATGGAACCCGAGGTCTTTGTTGCGGCAGATGGCATAGAAGAAGTTATCTTCGTCCACACCGTCAGGCGTTGAGAATACATAGGCCCGGCCCTTTGTCGTCAGCAGCGTCGGCTTAATAGACTTCGGCCAGATTTCCTTCAGCATTTCAGGCGACTTGGTGAACGCCGCCTCATCGATCAGGATAATTTCGTACTCACGACCACGGCCAGCCAGTTTGTTGTCGTTGGTGACCCAGAAATCAATCTTCCCGCCGTTCTTCAGCAGCAGGCGCTTTTCCTGCCGACTGAAGCTCTTTTTCAGCAGCAGCAGGATTTCTTCCAGCTTGTCGTAAATCTCCTGGTACTGCCGGTATTCAGCGGTAAAGATGCCGACTCGGCCGCCGAGAGAAATATCCATGCCCGGGCGCCGGAACTGCGAAGTTGCGTAGGTCACCGCAGCGCTCGACAGCATGAAGGTTTTCCCCCAGCGTCGACCACAGCGAACCGCATTCAACTGGTGATCCCATGAGTCAGACCAGACCGTTAACTGTCCGTTGTGCAGCGTGGGCAGGTAAATGTCGGCCATGATTTATCTTCCCGGGATAGGCAGCGAGTTATGCACGACGATCGCGTTATCCTTGTCGCCGTCTTTCAGCACATCGATTTCGAGCTCAACCTTTTCGGTGGCAGCTTCGCGGTAAGCGGCATCAACGCGCTGCTTGATAATCGCCGCCTTGGTGTACTCCAGCGACTCAATGCGCGCAGTATTGCGATGCATAGCTTTCTGCGCCTGAGAGATAAGGTCGTGCAGATCTTTGGCTTGCTCGCTGCCGGCTGTCTCCAGCTCCGTCTGCCAGCGCCCGATATTCTCTGCCGCTGTCAGGCTCGCCGCGCGCAACCAGAAAAGCTCATCGTCGAGCGTGAGCATCTGGGCATCTTCGGTGATGGCGTCAGAGAGCAGCATCCGGCGGCCATAGCCACCGTGCTTTAATGCGTTCTGGTTGCCAGGCTGGAAAGCGTTCGTCGGCGGTGCAGTGCGCGATCCGCGTATCGGTTTCGTTTCCGGAGATTTTGAGCTGGTGCCCGTGTCGGGGGAGGATTTTTTCACCCTCCCGTTTTTACTGGCCCCGCCTTTCTCCTTCTGCGAATTCGCAGATTTATTCGCACTTTTTTTTTGCGAATTCGCACCGTAAGTCGTTACTTTGATATAGCGTTTCGCAGATGAGTAATTCAGTCCCTGCGCTGCGCACCAGTCTTTCGGGGATATTCCTGTTTTGGCATGCTCGGCGAGGAACTGGTGTTGCAGTGCTCCCCAGTCCGGTTTTGCCATAATCCTTACCTCGTTGTGACATTATCGAGCCACCTCTGGAAGTGGCTCTGTAATGCCTTACTTCAGGCACTGCGTGGTGATGTATTCCTGCAGCGCCCTCAGGGCTGTTTGGTCGCTGAGGATTCCGGACCGGATACCGAGAACGTTTCGTCCAGCAACTGCAGAGAGTTCGACGGTGGCATCATCGCCCATGCTGGCGGCGCCGGCGGTTTGGGTTGCGGCTGACACTGGACACTTGCCTTTGACGAGCACCCGACCACCATTATCAAGCTTGCGCTGCAGAGCATCATTTTCAGCTTTTGCATCGGCTAATTCCTTCGTGTATTTGGCGTCGAGCGCTGCGACGTCTCTCTGGCGGGTCTGCATGTCAGCGATGGTGTCTTTCGCCAGGCTGAGCTGCTCAGTCGCTTTATCGCGCTGCCTTTTGAACTCGGTGGCGTTGTCGTGGTAATGACTGGCCAGCCAGCCGAGGCTGACTATCAGGCAGATCACAACGGCGCTGATAATGGCTGTTAATCGGCTCATTTCTGCCCCCAAAGACAAACTTCTCGCTCAATCTCGCGGCGAGTTACCAGGCCTTTCCACTGCTTTCCTTTGGCGTAGGTCCAGCGGCGCAACTGGTCGCATGCCCCCTTCTGGTCGCCCTGGTTGATTTTGCGCAGCAGAGTGGAGGTCTGGAAGTTTCCGGCGCCGACGTTATAAGCGAACGAGTACAGAGCCCCGCGCATTGTCTCGGGGATCGGCTTCTGGATAAACGGGTTGATCTGGCGTGCGACGGTGTTCAGGTCTTTGTTGAGCAGCGCACGGCATTCAGCCTCTGTGTACTTCTTGCCGAGCATGATGTCTTTGCCAGTGTGGCCATAACAGACAGTCCAGACGCCTACCACATCCTGATAGGGATCGTATCGCACTCCTTCAAGGCCATCGTTCCCAGTTGGGCCAGTGATGAGCGCAGAAGCAATGGCTATGGCGCCACCGCCAACGGCAGCGATAACGCTATTCCTCAGTTTTGGTGTCATAGCCATTGAGCCGATCCTCGCGTTCTTTCCGCCGGTAGTACCAGTTCACCCCACAGGTGGTAATGGTGCAGGCGATACCGACAATAATTGCCCAGTCACTCAGGGTCATCCCCGCTATTTTGTCGGCCAAAATCCATACCTCTGCCTTAACTGCCCCGGCATACGCCTTTGCTGAGACACCGCAGCCCGTCAGTGCGGTCCCGGTGCCGTATGAAAGTCTGCTGTAAATGGTGCTCATTTTTGTCATAACCTCACCTCCGTAGATGACGGATGGCGCTGTGCGTAAAGGGGAAAAGAGGCCCAGACCCTGCGGGCTGATTTATCAACAAAGCACGTCGGGGATGATTCCCGAGGGCCTGGGCATGCTCAATAAAAAACCCGCTCAAGGCGGGAAGAAATACCAAGGGTAAAAGTGACGGCGCGGTAGCCGTAATGGTCCCAAGGTAGAGGGATTGGGTTGTGGTGGCCGGTGCTGATCTCCGGCTTGTATACAGGCACCTTGTTCTTCCGAAGCTATCCTGCGCGCATCAGCCTGCGCATTCACCACAACGGAAAGAGCAATGACTTCTAGCAGACCTTGGGCCCAGGAACGACGATCAATCTCAATGCTCTTACCTGTTATGGGCTCCGTTTCGTGGAGCAGCGGTCAGGTGATCAATCTGGCACCGGGAGAGACTTATTTTAGGCTCAATCGCCTTTGCTCAGTTCTGGCGGCCTGCGGCGCAGTTGCAGCAACGCCCCTGATGGATTGGATTATGAGCCCGTCATCAGGTCAGGCCATTATCTGGCGCACCATTCAGGAATCGAACCTGAAACCGATAGCTTAGAAGGCTATTGCTCTCTCCGGTTGAGCTAATGGCGCTGAATTGGCGGGACAGGAAGGATTCGAACCTTCGACCATTCGGTTAACAGCCGAACGCACAACCGCTGTGCTTCTGACCCTGAAATGAAAAAGCCCCGCACAATGGCGAGGCTCGGTGTTCTGATAGGTCAAACGCAAATACGGCAACCTACACTAAATATATTGCTCATTTGTTCATTGAAATGCAAGCACGTTGTGACTCTTTTTTGCAATTTTCCTCACGCTTTCGCGATCGTTAAACGCATTTTGCAGCGGCTGGTACAAGCAGAATAGCGCCGCGTTGATAATCTGCTTAACTTCCCGGCGGATAGTTGAAATGCTCGGGTGCTTATACTGGTTTCCGGCGCGGGTCTTCATCAGGCGAGGTTTGCTCACAGCATGCTGCCATGAGGCGATCCTTATCTCGCTTGAGTTGCAGACGTAATAGGCAAAAATAACCTTCCATGCGTTCTCATCTACGTTTTTCAGGTAATGTCGGATTACGGCATCAATCAGCAACCCATCATCATCGCTGCATACAGGCCTTGATGGTGCTTGCGGTTCAACCGTGGCCATGAACTTGGCAATCATATTTATCATCGCCTTGTCTATCTTCCCTGTCTGGCACCACGCGCCCCAAAGCTGGAGCCACTGATCTATCCACTGGTGCTGTTCGTTGGTTAATTCCAGTTTCATGCTGTCTCTCCCAGGGTCTGATAGATGCGAACGAAATTTCTCAATATGCGGTAGTCAACCAGTACGGTGCCGCGGTGCCGGCAGAGGCGGAGCTTTTGCCAGCGGTCGCGGATGCGTTCAATAACGTCACGGCTCATTTGGCCTCCGCCATAATCTGGTCATACGTCAGGTAAAGGCCCCAGCAACTAAACAGCACATGCGCCTTAACAACGGCCATTTCCTCGTTATGCCACCGGCAGAACCATTTGATTGCGCCCATAACCTCGCTCTCTATCTGATGCGATCCGTTCAGGTGGATGGGATAAACCACGTCATCAAAAACAGCGGCAGTGGACATTGGGTATTGGATTTTGCTCATGCGGCCTCCTGATGGCGGGCGCGGCGCTTCTCCAGCGCGCGGGCTCTGCGGGTGAATATGGATTTGATGCGCTGCAGGTAGGGAATATCGAATCGGCGCGGCTCGTTATCAGCCTCAAGGTGCTCTACGCGATCCAGGCCAATGCGTTCAATCAGGTGAATGCGATATTCAACGGCATTACCGCTCAGTTGCCGGTTACAGCGGGTACAGGCGGAGTGGACGTTGAACACGTTGAATTTCAGGTGAGACGCTGCGCCGCGGGACCGGTAATGACTGGCATCAATGGCGCTGCCGGTCAGGTAGTTGCTTTTGCCGATAAGCGGGCTTCCGCAACTGACGCAGGGCTTACCTTCGTCACGAATGCGAATGTACCGGTTGAAAGCCGACTGAGCCTCTTTATCCCACTGGGCCTTTGTCTTGAATGTCTCGCGCTTGGCCCGGCGACGCTGGCGCCCTTCTTTCTCGGATTCGCGCTGGCGCTTCACCGCTTTGGCCTTCGCCGCTTCACGGGCTTTTGCCGTCTGTTTTTTGCCGATCGCGCTGGCGCATTCAAAACTGCATACCACCTGCCCTTCCCGGGTAGGATGGAACCATTCGCGACAGTGGGCGCATTTACGACGTGCTTGTTTAAGCATGTGGCCTCCTTGCTCTCAGGCGGAGCCACTTCTTATCGACCAGGCGGGCGGTGTAGTCTTTCAGGGTCGGGATATCGGAAGGCTTAACTTCGACCTTGCGCTTGCGGCGAGCAGGAACGCGGAAGATGCCGCGCTCCATTACTTTGGCGAGAAGGCTGCTCATCAGGCCTCCTGCTTTTGCTGCAGTTGCTGATATTCGCAACCGTGTGGAATGGTGAGAGCCAGACCAAACTGAGCGCACCAGGCATCAACTTTGGTCAAGAAGATGTGCATTTCGCCGGTATCAAGATCGGAGGTATGCCGGGGTTCCCAGGTTGTGGTTTTCTCACCGGTGATGAAGTCGGTGTATGTCACCTCTTCACAACCGAGATAGGTCTTTTTGAGGTTGCGCTTAACCCACTCGGGCGTTGCGTCGGTACGTCCTGAGTTAATCAGGTATTCGCTGATTTCCGCGTACCACATGTGACTAAGTGCGTTCTGGCTCAGGCTGCGCTTTTCGCGCCACTCTTTGACCTGCAGGCGCAGGCATTTTCCGTCAGAGAGCTTCTCCTGAAGAATCTTGCCTATAGCGCTGAAATTGCCGCTGTGCAGCTTGATGCCGCATTGAGGGATGTTCACGCTTCACCTCCGCAGAGGTCAAACGATGAATGCAGAAAATCGCCGGTGGCTTTCGCCATCGGTGACAGGGATTGCTGTAAGGTTTTGTGCGCCATGTGTCCCCACTTGGCGCCGGTCATTAGTGTCAGTTGCTCAGGCTGACAAGGTAATTATCGCCCTTCCCGGGGAGAAAAGCAAAATGAGCATATACGATAAAAACCCCTCCGGAGAGGGGCTGAGATTAGCGGGTGGCTTTGCGTTCTTCAGGGTGATAAGCCTTCACGACCCACAGAAATAATGATTCAAGATAAATCTGTCAATTCCATAGCTCCAGTATTTCGGCAATACCACATCTTCCGGAACTTTGCAGTTATACAGATAAACCTTCCCGGCCACAGCGATTCCCTTCACGCACTCATAGGTTATCCCTAGCTCTCGGCATACCTCATCAAAATGCCTGGTATCCACTTCTTGGTCACCATTGCATTTTCCATATGCCGCACTATCGATGTCTACGGTAATATGTTTCATTAGCTATTTCCCCACTTCCTTAAAGTAAATCTCTTATTCAAGAAGCAATAGTAAGTGGAAAAGTCAGATGACATTTTTGGCGTATGCTTCCATGGCATATCTATCGTTATCATGAACCGATATACGTAGATTTGAAATCTTCCACGCTGTCCGTATAGTGAAGCCAAATATTCTCCTCGCGCGTAATACCTGAAACCTATCATCGGTAATGTTCTGTCTATTTCTATAGCCATGATTAATTTACCTCAAGACTAATGTTATGTTCTGCGAGATAATCACGAAGAGTATCTAAAGAGATCATTTTCCCGCCTGCGTATGACTTACCATCGTCCACATCAAATATGTCTGCATGGCTCACGATGATAGTGAGATGATTATATGGGAGCATCTCTACCGTATTTCTCACTGAATACAAATCAACATGCGCCTTAACCGACAGTGGGTTATTTGATACAGCTGCCCAGCCATATGGTGATGTCTGGTCCGGCATAGGGACTTGAGTTTCGTAGAATTCGCGCTCAGTTATGCCGCTTTTTTTGCAATACTGCTTCACAAACTCAGATGCTGAGATATTCATGACTTACCTCCGCTGAGCATGGCGGCGCGGCAGGCGTTCCAGGCGTCCATTGCAGCCAGCGCGATTTGTGCCAGTTCGATCCGCTCATCCCATGAAACTTTGCAGATAGTGTTGTTATCAGCGAGTTGTTCCAGGCGCTCTCTGGTTATGGTCGATTTGGTCATGTCCGCGCCCTCTGCTAGCTCCTCATCCGTTTCCCACAAAACTGTCGCTATACCGTCACAAGTTTGAATAACACCTTTGCGACCACACGAGTTGCACTTCACCGCATCATCTTCGAAAAGGCGGACATGACTACCGCGAACCGTTTCGACTGTATGCTTGCGATTTCCACACCGGCATTTATTCAGCCAGTTGATGTTTAATTTGCTGATCATTGGCTGGCTCCCCGTTTAATTTTATGGCCCGGCGCATAGCAGCACTGGCGGTCTTTGCTTATGCGCCAGCCGTCTTTCCTGGCGGCAGTGGCGCATTCTGTCCATGACTCGCCGACATACTCACCAAAGTCTGGTGATCCCCACTTGAGTTCAGTGCATCTTTCACAGTCGCAATAAAGGTGGGCTGTGTAATTTGCGGCGATAGCCATCACTCAGCCTCCACCTTGATGCCAGCTTCGTCGCAGGCTTCTCGCAAAACCCATAAAGCCTTCTTCCGATACCCTCTACCCCCCTCTGTCGCTGCCTGAGGAAACTTAACGTTGAGCGTGCGGGACTCCAGCTCGGCGATGCGCTCTTTCAGGTCGATTATTTCGTGAGTGCGAGGGTCGACCTCATGCCGCTGTTGAAATGCGATAATTTGCTGCTGTGCCTTCTCCAGCGCCTCTACCAGCTCAGCGCCGCCTGCCTGATATGCTTCCCATGCCAATTGAATGCTGGTGTAGTCGTAAGCTTTGAGTGAACCACACCAATGCACGTATCTCGCGTGCAGTGGTTTCTCAGACAACCACGCTTCGAATTTCTCTCTCTGCGCCAGTTCGGTGATATCAGTTGTCATGCTTGGCCTCCACGCGCTTGTTCCAGGCTCGAATCGCCATTTCAATTTTTGTGCTGCCAACCATCTGCGCGGACTGTGCATCGCATGAGTGGCATCGAACAATCGCAGAACGATGCGGGCAATCGTCCTCATCCTGTGCGAATGCTTCGACGTTGTTGCCACCGCAGAATGGACAAGGCTTTAACTGGTTGCTCATGCTGCACCCTCCTGTTTTGGCATCAGCGCATCGCGGACGCTCTGGCGGTAGTAGTGGTGAAAGGCGAACGCCAGACCGAGCTTTGTTGGCCGCTCCTGTTTACCAAGCAGTTTGAGGCGAGTGCAAATGGTCGTCGCTGTCCAGCCAGAGTGATAACCGGCAGCACGTTTCATAACGGTTTCCGCCAGAATGGTGCGAAAGTCGTCTCGCCCGAAATTAGTGTTTTCGAATGCGGCGTTGATCACTTCGTCAGTAAGATGTGCATCGATAGCGTGGCTCATTTGGCCCCCTCGCGCAGCTGCTTGGCGAACTCGTAAGCAGCATCAGGTAATGAGCGGTAGTAAGCCTTTGCCTCAACGAATACGGAATTTTCTTCGCCGCAGTAAGCAGCAAACTCCTCCACCCCATCAGCCTTAATCCCGGCCACGATGCGATCGGTGGCGGGGGTTTCGATGACTTTATCGACAGCAAGCAGGACTGATTTGATAACCTCTTCCTGATTGTCAACCCAGGACCATGAGATTGAATGCCCCTGATTGTCTCCAGCCGCATCATGTTCAATTACCGCAGTGTCGCCAAATACATCCGTCCATTCACTCGGGATGTCAGAAGGGTGAAAAGCAGCCTTCAGCGCCACATTCTCCGCAACCAGCTGCTGGTACGCTTTCGCCAGCTTCAGGAACTTCTGCTCTCTGATTGACAGCTCGCCTGCGCTCTCAAGGGAGGCGATGAGCTCGTTTACTACCTGTAATGAGATAGTCGAATCTTTCTTTTCATCAGTCACCGCAGAGACGGGAGAATGGCGTCGCATATCCTTGACGCGATAACGGCGAACTTCGGTCTCGTCAATTCCACAGCAGATACAAAGACAAACATCCTCCATCTCGTCATGTATGGTTTCAGTTGCAGGAGACTGAACAGGAACATCAACCCAGGTGTTAGAGCGGAGCTGGTCAATGACCTTATGAACAAACATCTCGTTAGGTACGCCGTGACGTTTCTGTTCGATGATGGCGTAATCGCCAAATTTGAATTCAGTTTTGTTATTCATTTTCTTACTCCCGCCAGGCACTGGTTAAAAAGGTTGGTCATTGGGTTTACGCCGCCAGGACGCTGGCAATACTGACCAGACGGATCGCTTTCGGTTACGGCTGTTGTGTCGATCAGGGTGTAGCGGTAGCTCCTGCACTCACCTTCACGATTAACCTGTCCGTCACGGTGCATCTGCCACAGGGAGGAATTGACCACTGAAGAGTCAAGACCAGTGCCGCGGCGGATATCCTGAAAGCTGCAGCCAGGATGCTGGCCGATGAAGTTAATAACGGCTTGTTTGCCAGAGTTCTTTTTCATCACTGCCACCTGTGCTCAAGAAGTGCCTGTCCGTTGCGGATAAGTTTGGCCTTGTCCTTCTCGCCAATCAGGAATGGCAATGGTTCGCGCTGAAAGCCAGCGCGCATGTTTTGCGCATCATCCATGCCGATCATCACCGTTTCGCATTTGCTGACGCCGGTTATCAGGTAAGAGCGGTATCGCTTTTCGAACTCGCGGGAACGGAATGGCAGTTCTTCTTCGCTCATACCGGCAAATTCAATCCACCCACCCATATCGGCAATGACCGCATGAATAATCGGGTCGTCAAATACAACGCTATTCCGGCGGCCGTAACTGCAAATTGCCTTGTAGGCTTTTGACCAGGCCATCAACGCCTTGCCGTCTTTGTTGCCCTCGATGTGGCGCAGGAGATCCGCTGGCTTAGGGAAGAACTGGCCGTTGTCAGTGTCGCGAGTGTGTCCCTGAAAAGAGCGCATCACGTCTTCGACCGGGTAAGGCTTCAGCGCATTCCAGTAAATCCCGACCATCACTTCGGAAATGTCCTTCCCGTAAATCTCTCCGATCGCCGCCATGGACTGGGCAAACTTTGGTTTTTCAGAATCGTTCATCAGAAAAGTTCTCCTGAATCAGTGCCGCCAGCCCAGCGCTGGAGGGTTTCAAGGTTGCGAGCCGTTGTTGCTGAGTACTGACCCTGTGCGATCGCCATCGCATGGGCATCGCCGGAAAGGTCGCGCAACTTTTCGACCTGAGCAGCGTCGCGCAGAAGCGTCTCAATGCCGTCATAGCGCTTTCTGGAGGGATTCTTACCCATGAGCCATGGATCGCCTTTTGCGCCAGTTATGGCCCGGCACAGCTCGTCTACGGTGAAGCCTTCAGCCAGTCGGGCCTTGATGCGCTTACGACGCTTGTCATCCAGCTTTGCCGACGGGTGGTCATGTTCTTGCTGCCAGTGAGTGAAAACCAGTCTTACAGGGTCAACCTTTGGCTGTTCCTGAAAAGTCTCTTCGACAGTTGGTTTTTTACACTCGTCCCCAGCGGGGACTATAGGGGTTAGATCTGTTTTTATATTTGTCTTTGAAAGAATGTCTTTGGTGTTCCCTGTTTCCGGGGATAGCTCTCCCTGTTTTTGGGGATGGTTATCCCTGTTTTCAGGGATGGTTGGTGAGGTTATTTTGCTATCCCCGTTTTCAGGGAGGTTGATAACCTGCGTTTCAACTTCAGCGACCGGAAAACTCACCGGACATTTGGGGCATTTCGGTTTGGTATAAGCCCATGCATCCAGACAGGTGTTGATCCCGATGTAGCGTGTTTGCCCAATCCTGCGAACCTTGATGATGTTGCGATAAGCAAGGCTGAGAACCGCTTCTGAAGCGTGCTTAACCGCCAGCCTGGTTTTGTCAGCGATGAGGCTGTTAGCGATCCGGTCTTCTTTTTTCGACCAGCCATACGTCAGGCGAACAATTGCATTCAGCACGCGAAATTCGCGCCCCGAAAGCTCCACTACACACAGGGCATCCTGAATCTGGTTGGCAAGGCGCAGGTAGCCATTGTCCAGATCAGCCATGCGACTCTCCTGCTGTACCTTTTCCGGCACAGGGAAATTGATTACTTCGGCAGTATTTGCCATAATTACTCCTGCTAATTGATCCAGTTAATTCGCATCAGGCCTCAAAGTGTTGTGAGCACTTTGGGGCCATCTCTTTTTTGAGAAGACTTGCCACCTCCTTTGCCAGGCGGGACAGATCATCATCGACCACGCCCCACTCAAGAACCGCCAGTAACATCGCCATTTTAGGCACCCACGATGATTTCCAGCGCGTAACCTGCGACTCATTGACGCCTACAGCCATGGCCACTTTTTTCCCTCCCATGAGAGAGATGCGATTCAGCAGCCATGTCTCGATGCGACGTGCGTTGTCCTTATTGCGTTTAATTGCGTTCTCCATTTGTGATACTTCCTCTGGTGTTGATTGAAAGGCCGCGGGTTAGGCGGCCGGTGAATGCGCACTCAGCAACTGCGCAAGGTCAGGCCGGATCTCTGCCGCCTTAATCTTGCCGTTAGTCGCAGACACAATTTTCATTACATAGCGAGCATCAATTCCGCCGCCATGCAGCCAGCGCCAAACTGTCGGCTGCGCTACGCCACACAGATCGGCCAATTTTTTCTGACTGCCAGCGATATCAATTGCCTTCTGGATGGTTTTGTTCGTCATGTTCCAATTCCTATAAGTATTGGTGCAAAGTGATAATAGCAATGCGTATTGGTTTTAGCAATAGCAAAACGTGTTTTGACCAGCAATACGCAAGCGTATAAATTTGAGATTATGAAAAAAGAAACTCTTGCAGATCGTTTAAACGAGGCCATGGCTTCGGCCGGAATGTCACAAGGGGCGCTTGCGAAGGCCTCAGGTATTGCTCAGCCGACCATATGGCGCCTGGTGAGTGGAAACGCCAGGGGTTCAACAAAAATTGTCGAGATAGCTAATGCTTTGGGCGTCAGGTCTGAATGGTTATCAACCGGAAATGGACCGATGCGCGATGATGGCCAACTACCTCGCGCTTCCCAGGTTAAAAGCCAGGGTACCGATGCATTCAGGATTGATGTTCTGGACCTTATGGTCAGCGCGGGACCGGGCATCGTGAACCAGGAGTTTGTCGAGATTCTCCGTTCTGTTGAGTATGAGCCAGCTGAAGCCCGCCACATGTTTGATGGACGCAAGGCTGAGAACATCCGGATCATCAACGTCCGGGGCGACAGTATGTCTGGCACGATTGAGCCTGGCGATCTGCTGTTCGTGGACATCAGCGTAAAGAGTTTCGACGGCGACGGGATATACGCTTTCCTGTACGACGACACCGCTCACGTCAAGCGCCTGCAGAAGATGAAGGACAAGCTGCTGGTTATCTCAGATAACAAGAGCTATGCGGCGTGGGACCCGATCGAGAAAGACGAGATGAATCGGGTATTCGTGTTCGGCAAGGTGATCGGCAGCATGCCACAGACGTACAGAAAACATGGGTAAGATATTGTTTTTAATAAAGTTAAAATGAAGGAAAATAATATGTCAGGAAAAGAATACACAATTCAGCCTAAGTTTATGTCTGCTACATCCGTACTCATTCCGCCAGATAACACACAAGCTATGATTACCTTTTATAGTCATGAGTTTACACATGCTCCGTCAAATACAAACGCAGAAGGGCAGATGCAAATAAAAGTCGATTTGGTTCCTCAGGAATCAATCATTATGACCCCAAACCAAGCCATCCTGCTGGCTGAGTCATTAATAACCGCACTTAAAACTAATGGCTTATGGAAAGAATAACTCCAACTTCATCTCCATTTACAAAAAGCATACCTAGTGTGGTGATTACGGCAACTCTTGTTGGAGCAGGCGTTACAGCTTATGATGGTGGCGCATTAAGTTCTTGGGAGAGTCAAAGCATTCGATTGCCGCATGACTCATTTTCTGGATTTGATACTAAAATACACTTATCAGATGCGCCACCAGATCATCAATCAGCGGATGTTAAAGTGAGTACTTTTACCAAAGATGAGTTGAATGCAAAGCTAGCACAAAACAAAGCCGAAGTTGATTCGGTTGCGGCTGGCATGAAAACTGAAATGGCAAACTTCAGAACGGCTTACGTTGAGAGTTTTTCTGAAATATCAAAAACTTTAAGCCGTATTGAAGCTAAGGCAGATGCAACTGAAAAACGACTGACTCAAGCTCAGTGGATTGTATCCCTAGTGATCAGTATTTGCGCGGTAACCTTATCTGCTGTCATATTTTTCTCGAATAAAAGCGCTCAACGTAACGACTCGAATCACAATATGGCTAACCAATCTGCCGCAACGCTTGAACAGAGTCACCAAGGCAGTAATACCACCACTCCCCCCAAGTCTAATTGACCCGGCCCCGCGCCGGGTTTCTTATTTCCCCTGCTTTTCCCTCAGCATCAGCACATCCAGTGCCAGCTCCACAGCCAGATTTACCTGGTCACCTTGCCACAACACATGAATCACTTCTATCAACGCCTCTCTTGAGGGCTCGCGCTTCTCAACCAACAGCTGCATAACCGCCATCCCGATAACCTGAGCTATCTGCGGGTGCATCTCTGCGAAAAACTCATCCTCGTTCAGCATGCCAACACCCCTATCTGATGTTTTTTTGAGCATAACAGCGCAATAACAAAAAATAAATTCATTTAGCTATCAATCATTTAATAGCAAATGATATCAACTAATATCAATACGTATTGCTATGGTTAATACTCATTGCTATTATCATCTCATCCAAACAACAACGTTGGCGCCGGAAATAGGTAACAACGCTCCGTTAGCCGCGATAAGGCAAAGGTGAAGAGATGAATACTGCAGAACTCCAGAAGATTTTAGATGAGCACAAGGTATGGGTTGAGTCTTACCGCCAGCGCGGCGATCGGGCGGACCTGCGTGACGCGAACCTGCGTGGCGCGAACCTGAGTGACGCGGACCTGCGTGGCGCGGACCTGAGTGACGCGAACCTGCGTGGCGCGAACCTGAGTGACGCGAACCTGAGTGACGCGGACCTGCGTGGCGCGGACCTGCGTGGCGCGGACCTGAGTGACGCGAACCTGCGTGGCGCGAACCTGAGTGACGCGAACCTGAGTGACGCGGACCTGCGTGGCGCGGACCTGCGTGGCGCGGACCTGAGTGACGCGAACCTGCGTGGCGCGAACCTGAGTGACGCGAACCTGAGTGACGCGGACCTGCGTGGCGCGAACCTGCCAGATCTCACCTTCGTCATTATGGGTATGGAATACGCAATCACTATCACTAACGGTGAATACCTTCGCGCCGGCTGCCAGAACCACAAAATCGAAGACTGGCGACAGTTCTCTAAGCGAGATATCGCCGAAATGGACGGCCGTCGCGCGCTGAAGTTCTACCCTCGACTGCTGGATGTTATCGACTTCTATATCAGCAAAGGCCCACGCCCTGAGTGGCTTAATGAACCAGAAGTTGCGGAGTGTGAAGAATGATCCGCGAAGAAGACAAGCCTGCATGGCGTAATTTTTGGTTAAAGGTCGTTCCGTTTTTGGTTGCTGTCCTCTTTTTTAGCTTCGCATGCTGGGGTGGAAAATGAGCAAACAAGGCATTCGTTCACTGATTTACTGCCTGCTGATTTGCGGCGTTATCTGGACAGCGGTGGTTATCAAAATTCTGCACGTTACGGGGGTGTTCAATGGCTAACTCAATTCCTAACAGCGGACGCGCCGTGATGATGCGTAACGCTAAAACTGGCGCCACCTGGAAGGTTTCACGTGACTACCTGAAAGAAACCTTCTGGTTCGAGCCTCAGGGCAACCTGCGCCACATTCGCAAAGCATTTGAGGCACGCGACCTGCTGCCGAACCTGGTACCAGCCGGGACGCATTAACCGCGCATATCAGCGCACGAATTTAACTGAGCTATCAGGCAGCCAATACGGTGCCGGGCGTTTCACAACCAAATTTCAGGGGAAGCCATGAGCGAAATAATGGATTTAGTCGTCATCGAGAAAAAGAACGCGATGGCGGTTTTCACCAATAACGACCAGCTCGACCCGCTTATTGAAGCGATCGAAAAAGAGGCTCGCAGCCTGGTGCCGGACGTTACCACCAAAAAAGGCCGCGACGCTATCGCATCCATGGCTCACAAGGTCGCGCGCTCTAAAACTTACATCGACAACGCAGGTAAAGACCTGGTCGCTGAGCTGAAGGCTCTGCCAAAGCAGATCGACGAAAGCCGCCGCGTTGTCCGCGAACGTCTTGATGCGCTGAAAGATGAAGTGCGTCGCCCGCTGACTGAATGGGAAGCCGAACAGGAACGCATTAAGGCCGAAGAAGCCATGAACGCACTGCACGTCGAAGCACTGGCCATGAATGAAGAGTTCGATCGGCAGTTGGCTGCTCGGATTGAGTCTGACCACGAAATGGCCCTGCTGATGAATGACGCTTTCGATCGTGAGCAGGCAGATAAAGCGGCTGAGGCTGAGCGCCAGCGCATTGCCCATGAAGAAGAAATTAAGCGACTGGCAGCAGCTGCAGCAGCCCGCGAAGTTGAGCAGCGCGCACAGCGTGAACGTGAAGAAGCGGCGCATCGTGAAGCTGTGTTGAAAGCACAAGCTGAGCAGGCAGAGCGGGATCGCATTGCAGCCGAGCAGAAAGCTGAGGCTGACAAGCAGGCCGCTATCGAAGCGGAGCGCCGCAAGGCTCAGGAAGAAGCCGACCGCATCCGCCGTGAGGCAGAGCAACGCGAACAGTCCCGCCTGGCTGAGGAGAAACGCAAGGCCGAAGAAGAATCGCGCCGCGCCGCTGATGTTGAACATCGCCGCGGAATAAATACAGCAGCGGTACAGGCTCTTATCAATCAGGGCATCCCTCATGAATGGGCTAAAGCCTGCATCATTGCTGTAGCTCTCGGGAAAGTCCCTGCGACAACCATCAAATACTGAGGTGGCTATGAACGCATACCGCGCATATGACGTGATCGAAGAGCGTAAGTGGGCCGAGCAGTCGCTCACCGAAGAGAAGCAAAAGTGGATTGACGATCGGGCGCAGGAAATTATCGACGCCCTGCCGAAAGAGCCGTCAGGCCTGTTCCGCTTCTCTGTGCCGATGGACAAAAGCCCATACGAAGGCCTCCGCAGCGATGCAGCTGGCGAGGCATATAACGATCTTATTTCGGCAGTAGCTTACGCCCAGGCGGAATACGACTGGGATCACCGCACCGGCTGCCCGTTTTAAGGAGGGGTCATGAGCTTCGATCTTATTCAATTCGTTAAGCAGCAAGAGTCGCTGTTTACCAATGCCCTTACTGACCAGAGCCTGACTTGGGCAAAGGAATGCCAGTTTGCGATTCAGTTATTCCAGCGCAATGACACGTTGGCAAAAATGGCAATCAGCAACCCAGTCAGCGCTCAGAACGCAATCATCAACGTGGCCGCGGTAGGTATCAGCTTAAACCCTGCAAGCAAGCTGGCCTATCTCGTCCCGCGTGACGGAATGGTATGCCTTGATATCAGCTACATGGGCCTTTTGCATATAGCACAATCAGCCGGGGTCATTAAGTGGGGTCAGTGCAAACTGGTTCATGCGTGTGACGCATACGAAACCATTGGCCTCGATAAAGCTCCGGCCCACAAATACAACCCATTTGCCACTCCTGAAGAGCGAGGAGCCGTTATCGGTGGCTACTGCACTGTTAAAACATCAGACGGCGACTACCTGACTGAAGAGATGAGCCTCGCCGAGATTGAAGAAATCAGAAAGGTAAGCAAAGCCGGCACATCACCAAAAGGCCCATGGGTCAATTTCTGGTCTGAGATGGCCAGAAAGACAATCGTGAAGCGCGCCTATAAATACTGGCCGCGCGCTGACCGGCTCGATAATGCAGTGGACATGCTCAACGAGAGCGAAGGCATTTTTACCGAGCCGGTTATGCAATACACGCCTGAAAGTGAAGTTATCCAGTCGAAAGAAAATGCTGAGCAAGAGCTTATCAACTCAGTCCGCTCGCTATGCGAAGACATGAAGCAGGCAGCAAACATGCATGCTCTCAAAACCCACTTTCAGGCGGCATACAAGATGACTGCAGGAATGCGGCTACAGCAAGAGGTTCAGGCTGTTTATGCCAAGTGTAAAGCCAAATTTGAAGAGGTTACCCAATGACAGCTCTTTATCAGATCGCCAACGATTTCGCCAAGCTGACTAACTCCGGTATGGAGCCTGAAATGATAGCCGACACTCTGGATGGGATTGAGTGGGAGCTGGAAGCAAAAGTGGAGCAGATTCTTGCTATCTGCAAAAACGAATCTGCTTATGCGGAAGCGTTGAAGGAAGAGAGTAAATGCCTTGCCGAACGCGCTAAAGCAGCTGAAAGCAAAGTGGCAAGCATGAAGGATTATGTCGCCAAATCCCTTGAAACGGCAGGCAAAAAATCACTTAAAGCTGGAATTCATCAGGTTACGGTCAGGGCGCCATCTAAATCAGTAGAGATTACTGATGCCAGCATTTTGCCTCCTCAATTCGTCGAATACGAGACGAACATCAAGCCTGACAAGCTGGCCATTAAGCATCAGATCGAGGCCGGTGTGGATGTACCAGGGGCGCAGATAAAGCTCGGTAAGCCGTCTCTGATTATTAAGTAGATGACGGAATTTACCGGTTACCACGGGAGGCCCAATGAATAAGCAGAACATTACACCAGAGCAATTCCGCGCCGTCGCCGGAACCATGCCTGCCTGTCGCGCAGCGGATGCGCTGGGGATTAGCCAGGCGAACTTCTACCGCCTGGCACAGAGCTATTCTATCAGCACAGCGTTTGTCTACAAGCCATGGAAGCCAGAAGAGAAGCAGATCGCCGCTGAACTGCGCGCTGCCGGCGAGTCGCATAAAAGCATCGCCATGAAGATGGGCCGAAGCGTTGCATCGGTATCCAGGACTTTAAGCCGCATGAGAAAGGCGAACACGAAAAGAGGTGCGCAATGAACCGCTACTCACTTATCTATGCCGACCCGGCCTGGTCTTACGGGAACACGATCAGCAACGGTGCCGCCGTCGATCACTACCCCACCATGAGCTTGCTCGATATGAAGCGGCTCCCGGTATGGGAGCTCGCCGCGGATAACGCCGTATTGGCGATGTGGTACACCGGAACCCACAACCAGGAGGCGATCGAGCTGGCCGAGGCCTGGGGCTTCACGGTTCGCACGATGAAGGGCTTCACCTGGGTGAAGTTGAACCAACTGGCCGAACTGCGCATTACCAAGGCTCTGGCAGAGGGCGATGTGACCGATTTTTACGAATTCCTCGCCCTGCTGAATGCCGAGACGCGCATGAATGGCGGCAACCACACCCGCGCCAACACGGAAGACGTACTGATCGCCACCCGCGGCGCCGGGCTGGAACGCAAGCACGCTGGCATTAAGCAGGTGGTCTACAGCCCACTCGGCGCGCACAGCGAGAAACCGTGGGAAGTTCGCCACCGCCTGGAGCTGCTCTACGGCGACGTGCCACGAATTGAGCTTTTCAGCCGCAGCGCAGCACCAGGCTGGGGTCACTGGGGCAACCAGTGCGCCACCGCTTCAGTTGAGCTGATACCTGGCTGCGCCATCGATGTTGTGAAGACGGAGGCAGCATGAGCGCGGCAGCTTACTACAACGAGATCGACCCATTCGCGGCGCAGTGGCTGCGTAACCTCATAGCCGCCGGGCATATCGCCCCGGGCGAAGTTGACGAACGGAGTATTGAAGATGTCACACCTGACGACCTCAGAGGATTTACCCAGTGCCACTTTTTCGCCGGTATCGGCGTCTGGTCCCATTCCCTCCGCCTCGCCGGATGGCCTGACGATCGCCCGGTCTGGACTGGCTCCTGCCCGTGCCAGCCTTTCAGCGCGGCAGGCAAAGGAGATGGGTTTGCTGACGAGCGGCACCTTTGGCCCCACTTCTTCCACCTCATCAGCGAGCGCAGACCTCAGCATGTCTTTGGCGAACAGGTTGCAGCAGGTAACGCAAACGTATGGTTCGACCTTGTACAAGCTGACCTGGAAGGAATGGGATACGCCTTCGGGCTTGTGCCGTTTACGTCAGCGGGCATCGGCGCGCCGCACATCAGAGAGCGAGCCTACTGGGTGGCCAACGCCTACAGCGTCATCAGTGACCGGCGCGGGGACGTCAGGGCGCCAGGGAGGGATGAATATTCAAACGGCGGCGATGATGTCCGGCTGGCCGACTCCAACCACGATCGACAACAACCAGGTCAGGGGGCTGGGTGCCGCTGCCAATGCGCCGAACAGGGGATCGACATTGGGAGGGGCGGCCAGAATGGCGGGCTGGGTAACGCCAACGTCACGCGACTGGAAGGATTCGGCTGGAATGACGGCGCAGCGGGACGGGAAGGAACGACTGGACCAGCTTCCGCGCCAGGCGTTCATGACGGGATGGCCAACACCACAGGTCAACTACATCACGAATGCAACGACGGTGCAAATGAGTTCGGACGGTCGAGAGACGCCGAACAAAATCGGCTGGGCGGCGAGCCTGTGCGGGCCCTTGAGGTTAACGGTTTTTGGAGAGATGCGGACTGGCTATTTTGTCGAGATGGAAAATTGCGTCCAGTTGAACCCGGCATTGAGCCGCTGGTTGATGGGGCTGCCGCACGCATGGGACGAGTCGAGCCCGGGGTGGCAAGAGTGGCAAGCAGCAACCGCGTCGGCCGCCTGAAAGGGTACGGCAACGCTATAAACGCCCAGGCAGCTGCGGCTTTCATTCGCGCTTATATGGGGGTCGCATGACGCCTGAAGAAAAGGAAAACGCTCTCCGCGCCCAGGCTCGTCGCTGCGCAGAAGAGATAACCAAAGCGATGAGCGTAAAGCCTAAACCGAAGTGGAACGCTGTATGCCCCCCCATCCTTCGCAAGCACTACGAGAAGGTAAAGCCGATGGGTGTCAGCCTGGTGAAATTTGTCAGTGTTATTGGCCGCATGAATGGGCGGTATGGAGTGGAATCATGAGCAAGTCATTAAACGCGCGTTGCATTCGTCGCTGGGAAGTGGAATTCAAACCTTTCTGCGATTCAAAAGTTAACCCTTACTGGCGCAAGCGTGACCTGCGCGGGTATATCCGCGAAGCGGCTCTTACCACCGCCTACAGCATGGTTGAGAGCATGGCTGAACGTAACGCCAAAGTTGACTATGACGGCGCGCCCAATAGCTGGAGCTATGAGTTTTCTCTCTGGTACCGATTACGCCGGGGAAAATATCTCAAAGAAGCGCGCGACTACCTGAATGAAGAAGCTACCAACGACGAAATCGACGACGAAATTCAGAACGAGCTGGAGGCCTGGAATGACTGAGCGCGGAATGATTTTTAACGGTGAGATGGTGCGGGCGCTGCTGGATGATCGGAAGACGCAGACGCGGCGGATTATG